TCTTACTTAAATTTGGATCATATTTATGAAGGTGTACTGCCTCGACCATCTTTTCGATAGCGTCTCCGACAAGTTCTTCTCTAAAACTATACATAACGAAATTTATTTTACCTGATAGATTCGTTGCGATATGCATAATACATTCACCTATATATCTTGGAATCTCAGGTGTTTTTTTATTATTCTTTTCGCTAATTGTCACGTCTTCATAAAACTTTACTAATGCAGCGTGCAAATCGTTACCATTTATATATGAACGTTTTGATCTTGGCTTTCTAACAATTATACGTTCATCTACTATTTTTTGTTCTGAAATATCTTTTCTCCTTGTTATCTGTTTTTTATATGGAGCTATCTAAAAATTGTTCTTGACACCCCTAAAAATTTTTTGCTATAATATATTTCTCTTACTTACCTTAAAATTCCTTTACTATCCTCTATATACCTTAATAGTACTTCTATATATACCTTTATATATAAAGATAAAGAATTAAAAAAAGAAGGTAAAGCAACATGTCGTTAAAGTTCATTAAAGTACTAGAGATTATATAATATATTAATTTAATATTAATGTCAACATAATAATATAATAATAAGAAAGAAAAAATTTTTACATATCGATTTTGTAGAATTTAAAATCAAACTGTTCCTGTTTGTACAGTTGAAGACGACTACGGAAATGCTCTAAGGTGATATTTCTGATTTCTGAAGTGATATCGTCAGCAATATCAAAAAGTTCTATTTCAAATTTTACTTTAGAAATACGAAGCCCTCTACCGATAGACTGTAACACTTTAATTCTTGACTTTGATGGAAAAGCAAAGATTAAATTATTAATAGAAGTAATATTGATTCCTGTAGAAAAGACTGTAGAACATACAGTAATTGACTTTTCATGACTTTCTACATATTCTCTTATTTTTTCTCTTTCAGCAGTATCGGTTTCACCATCTACATAATAAACTGGACAAGTAGCTTTTTTTCTGATAAGTTCATATAATGCCTTACCATGTTCTTTAAATCTGAACATCACAAAAGAATTACCATTTAAGGACAGAGCTAGATTTGCAATAAAAATATTTCTTTTTTCTTTATCAGTAATATACTTTAGTTCGTCTTGATATTCTAACTTTTCAAGATATGCGTCTCGATACGGATTATCGGTGACATGCTTTAGAATGATACATCTAATCATTAATTTGGATGAAAATTCTTTGTCCATCATTTGCTTTGAAGTAATAAACTGAATCTCACTACCGAAAAGTCCTTCGATTATATGATCATAATAAGGCTCTCCTGTTACTGTTCCTGTAAATCCAATTTTAACTGGTGTATTTACAGTCTTGTTCATAATACCAATTAATGAATCAGCCTTGAATCCGTGAACTTCATCACCGATGACAACACGGTATTCTTCAAAAAAATTTTCATTTTGAAGGTAGATGCTTTGCCACGTAGATATTGTTAGTTTCTTATCAGTCGTTTTTGATCGGCCTTCATAAATCAAATGAATATTTTCAGCAGCCTCGGTGTAGCCATAAGAAATAAAATCTTTACACATTTGCTCCACGAGACTTGTCGTCGGAACAATCAATAAAGTTTTAGTATTGTAATATCTATAGAGTAAGTAGATAATAAGGGATTTACCAGAACTGGTCGGTGAGACGCAAATATGACGGCTATTTCTTACACATTTAATGAAGTATTTTAGCTGATACTCTCTCACTTCGAAGGGTAGATTCAAGGTTTTGACGAATTCCTTCGCCTCTTGAATACTGAATTCGACTGTATTAAAATCATCATTCAAAGTATATTCATAATTAGAATCATTTAAATATTTCAATAGTTTAGGTAGTAGACCGATATAGAGCTTACCATTATATGAATTGAATAATGTTCTTTTACCGTTCCACCAACCCTTTTTAAAATTCCAATCATGTTGAAATCCCGGTTTTTGAAATTCAAATAGACGAGCGATTTCCTTCTTTATTGAAGGCTCGTCAGTTGAGATTTTTAGATAGACTTCATTAAGTTTTTCTATTAGGATCATGATCCGTCCTCATGTTTTAACTGTGCTAGGACGTTTGAGAAGTAATATTGAGAATGAGAAATTTGAGACATAATGCTCTGTAGAAATTCAACTTTAATTTTGGTAGCGTCGTATCTTAATGAAGTTTCTAACATTTCTTTATCTGCTTGAATATACTTGTCAGCATCGCCTCGATAAATCTTACCTTGTGGTAATTCTTTTTGTTGTTCTTTAGTAAGAACACCATTCTTTGCAGGCATAACATAAAACTCATACTTTTCTTTTTGCATTTTCTTTAAAGCATGACTTATAATACTCATATTTGTTTTTTCTTGATTCAAAAATCTCTGATACTTAGCATGAAGTCTCCATATATTACGGATTTCTTCCTTAATATAGGCTCGATTAAAGCTAAAGTCTGAATCTTTATCCCATTCGTCTTGTAATTCATTTAAATTCATGATTTTTCCTTACCTTAAAGTCAAGGTATTATATCATATTTATTATATTTGTCAATTATTTAGGCAAGATTTATAGTATAATTTAAGTATTTAAATGTAACTGTTGATTCAAGATACTGAGCTTCAGATACAGAAGACTTTAACTGTGGTCCTGTAAGATCGATAGGAAAGGCTTTTGTAAAATTGAACATTAGAGTCGGATTTTTTTGTGAATCTAAAAGAGCCAATAGGATATCAGAATAGAGGCTAAAATTTGGATTTGCATTATTATTCATAACTTTATAGGCTCTTGCTGTTCCGTCAGAATTGCTTATTCCATTCATCCAGTTAAAAATTTCTAACCAATTTTGTAGATTGGTATCTACTTGAAATGTAACGACTAATGGCTCAAAAGTTAGATGATCTGGAACAAATGGCATATTTAGAAACGGTGATGTAATTTCGGCAGCAGCAGCTTTGATATCTGGTATCTTGACAGTCTGTGCAAAATAAGATAGAGAAGGAGCACGTTTCAATTGGAATTGATACCAATTTTCCTGTTGCAATCTCGTTGTTAATGGGTTATTATCGAATACTGACATGAAATCCTCTTTTACCTTTATTTATAGGTGATATATGATGAATTATAAAATATTTGTCTTTGAATACACTGGTGATTATATTACCAACGAATGGTATGAATTCTTTGAGACGATTGACGATGCAGAATTTGCTGTCAAGTGTTACAGGGACGCATACATTCTGAAAGAGGCTCGTGACGATTTGTACCATTATGTTGGTACTTTTGGTATATACGGAATTATCAGTCTTTACTATTGAGGTATAAAATGGGTAAATTAACACAGACAGAAAAGAATAAACTAAAACGTCTTATTAAACAGATGAAAGACTCTGCAAAAGAATGTCGCCAAGGTATATGGCGATATGATCATGGACATGTTGTTTCTGAAGCTGAACGCAAAGATAGTAAAAAATTGTTTACTTATGATGTATTATGTGTGCCTTGGTTAGCAAATCAATGTATTTCCGAACCAAATCCATTTTTATCATCTAGTAATGATATTAAACATGCTGTTCATACTCAGCCACGAAGAATTTTACAGTTAGCAGAGCTTGTCGAAAAACTTTTGGAAGATGAAAATGAATAATGAACCTAACGGACAAGTTACTGTTCCTGCTCTCATGCAAAGGGTATCCGGTGGCTTTACCGACGCTGCCGGATACCCAATGTATGAAAATACGGCTCAGGTCTATTGCTATATGTCTACGATTGGTGTATGGTTTCTTATAAGTCAATTTGAAATGAATGTGGAAAACGATAATGGCTAGAAAGAAATATCGTGCTTATCATCCAAATGGAGAGCCTTATGCACTTGTAAGTGAACTTAAGGTTGGTGATAAAGTAAAAATTTATTATTGGTAATCTTATTTCTATAATGATAAAGAATATGTTTTAGAATATGATGATAATGGAAGAAAAGTTGTTAAATCAGATAAAATTGTTGGTGGTTTCCTTCTTATTGAAGGACATCACGATGATTCTGGTCAAGCTGAACCTTTTTATTTTCATATTTTTAAGGTGAGTTGAATATGTCATTAAGATACAAAGCATTACAGCCTAATGGCAAACCTTTTACCTTAGTTTCTGAGGTAAAAATGGGCAACGTAGTTCGATCTACTGGATGTCATAGTTGCCTAAAATTAGAAAAAAATTACGTCGTCAAAAAAGATAGTGATGGATT